ATATAAACATGACTAAGAAATTAGAAGATTTATTCAATTTAGATACTGCGCAAGAAACAGAAGTTTCTAAGGAAGAACCTATCGAGCAAAAGAAAGAGGTAAGTCCTGAAATAACTAAAGCCGCACACGAGGAAGTCCGTAGCATAGACGATCAAGCCAAAGCTATCGCTCAAATAACCAAAGATTTACCTCAAATTAGAGAATTAGATCTATTAGATGACAAAGAACTTGACCATTTAGCACAAAAATCCGAAGATGCCTATGACGATCTAATGGATCTAGGTATGAACGTAGAAGTTAGATATGCCGGACGAATCTTTGAAGTTGCTAGTAGCATGATCCGTAACGCCATAGATGCAAAAACTTCAAAAATGGATAAGAAATTAAAAGCCATCGACCTACAATTAAGAAAATTAAAAATAGATCAAAGCAATAGAACAGACAGCGACGATGATGAAATCGTAAATGGAGAAGGTTACGTGATATCAGACCGCAATGAGTTACTTAAAAAATTAGGTAAAAAGGACTAAATACATTACTATGAAAACATTTAAAGAATATCTCGCCGAAAGCAAAAAAACTTATAGTTTTAAACTAAAAGTAGCAGGTGAATTGCCTGAAAACTTTGAAAAAAGTTTGAAAGCAAAGTTAGACAAATGCTCTCTAGCAACATTTGAGAAAATATCAACTACTCCTGTACAAGAACTTCCTTTAGATTTTCCAGAATTAGAAAATAAAGAAGTTCATATTTTCGATATGATGTGTGAATACCCAATTACACCACACGAAATCGCTACGCATCTTACAGAAATGGGATTAGATGACTGCTGTTTCCGTGTGCGTGGGGCAGGGGAACCGTCAGAAGTAGATCAAATGACTATGCAAGAAACCCCATCAGGTGCCGCAAAGTTGTCTGATCCAACTTACAAGGAAGATGCTGTAGTAGCAAAACACAAAGACTATTTCGGTAATGATTACAACAAATCATTCTTAAAAGAATTAGAAAAAGTGTCTAAAGAACGTAAAAAAGAATTGGGGCAGGATAAGGGCAAGCCTGATGTATTAGGGTCTGCACCTAAAGTTAAAACTAAAGAGGGTGCTAAAAGCCCTATGGGGAGTTAATTATGGATTTTAATCAATTAATGGCAAAGATGCGTGAACTTGACATCGCTGAGGAAATCAAAGATGAAGAAGTTGAGGCACCTGTAGAAGAAACCACTGAAGAAATCGTTGAACCGGCAGTAGAAGAAACAGCTGAAGAAACCGTTGAACCAGCAGTAGAAGAAACAGCTGAAGAAACAGAAGAAACAGTAGAAGAAGAAGGTGTTGAAGAATGCCCAGGAGAAATGTCAATGGGTCCAGAAGCACACGACGAGCCAAAGCCAACTATGAATGTTACTATGACAGCTCAAGGTGTTGAAGAAATCGGTGAATTGATGAAACTGTTTACTAAAGTGAATCCAGATATGATCAATCAGCCTGAAAAACCAATGGAGTTGCCTAAAATAGTTAAACTTCCATTAGACATGGACGATAAAGAAGAAGAAGCGTATTCAAATGAACCAGATGAAGTAAAACATTCTGATAATGTTCATAACGGTGATGATCTTAACAAGAAAAAAGGCACATATCCTAAAGTAGCAGGTGGTGATAACCCAATGCAGGATATGAGAGAAAGCATTAAAGCAGAATTACAACAAAGACTTGCAGAACTTAAGAAGGGAGCTGAATAATGGCAACGGTAACTAAATCAAACCCAATTATTGATGTAACATCAATATCATACAATGGTAATAAACCATTAACATTGTTTGAAGTAGATTTTGGCACAGCAGTAAATGGCCAAACTGCACCAGGTAAAGCGATTGATAGAGTTATCGGTATTGTATCTAAGTACGCCACTATAGTTATCCGCGGTGATCTACATTCAACAAATCAAGTGATGGCATTTGCTGTTGAACAAACTAACGAATCGTTAGATTGGGACGGGTCAGGCGCTGAAACGTTAGTTGAACAGATCGAAGATGAGATTATCGCATTAACAGATTTAAGTGGTGATGGTGAAATTGACTATACTTCAGTATCAGCGTTAGTTAAAACATCATTCAACTTTGCATAATCGTTAGAAATTCCAAATAGGCTCGCCAGAGCCTATTTTTTTCTGTAAATACTTGTATGGCAAAATCCTTAGACGGTAATTTAATCAAGAAAGCACACAAAGCTCAAAAGTATACACTTGAGCAAGTCGAGCATCTAGAAAAATGTATGGATCCAAATGAAGGAGCTCTATACTTCTGTAAAAATTTCTTAAAAATTCAACATCCAGTATTAGGTAATATTCCTTTTGTTCCTTACGGCTTCCAAGAACACTTAATACGTGCTTACAATGATCACAAATATACTATCGCTATGTTACCAAGGCAAATGGGTAAGACTACCTGTGCTAGTGGTTACTTATTATGGTACACTATGTTTGTTCCTGAAGCACAGGTACTAATAGCCGCGCACAAATACACAGGCGCACAAGATATTATGAATAGATATCGTTTTGGTTATGAGAACTTACCTGATTTTATACGTGCCGGTGTTTACAGTTACAACCGTAATACCATTGAATTTGATAATGGTGCTAGGATACAAGCAACCACTACAACAGAAAACACTGGTCGTGGTAAATCACTTTCATTGATATACTGTGACGAGTTTGCTTTCGTACAACCTCCTGAAAAAGCCAAAGAGTTCTGGACTGCGTTATCTCCAACCTTATCAACAGGCGGTCGTTGTATAGTTACATCAACACCAAACTCAGACGAAGATCAGTTTGCTATGTTATGGACAGAAGCAAACAAAAAATTTGACGAATACGGTAATGACCAGCTAGTAGGAACAAACGGGTTCTACCCTTATTTCGCTCCCTGGACTGATCATCCTGATAGAGACGATGCGTGGGCTCAGCAGGAGCGTGCTAAAATCGGTGAAGAACGTTTCCGACGTGAGTTTGACTGTGAGTTCTTGATCTTCGATGAAACTTTAATTAACAGTGTTAAGTTAGCAGAGCTAGAAGGAAAAGAACCTGTAAGCACTATGGGGCAGACACGCTGGTATAAAGATATCGATCCGAAATCAACTTATCTAGTAAGTTTAGATCCTAGTTTAGGCACGGGCGGTGACTATGGTGCCATACAAGTATTTGAAATGCCTAGCATGGAACAGGTAGCAGAATGGCAACACAATCTCACTCCGATCCAACAGCAGGTAAAAGTTTTGAGAGATATAACAAGACATATACATGAAAGAGCTGTAGAAAAAGGAAACAGTAACATACAGATTTATTACTCTGTAGAAAACAATACTTTAGGTGAAGCCGCACTCGTCTGTATAGATAACATGGGTGAAGAAAATATACACGGGCTGTTCTTAAGCGAACCCATACGCAAAGGACATGTGCGTAGATTCCGTAAAGGTTTTAATACCACACACAGGACTAAAATAAGTGCTTGTAGCCAACTTAAAAATCTATTAGAAACACGCAAGATGTCATTGCATTCCAAGCCTTTGATTTCAGAACTTAAAACTTTCGTAGCACATGGCACAGGCTTTGGCGCTAAGACTGGAGAACATGACGATCTAGTATCTGCTATGCTGTTGATTATTAGGATGGCTAGTGTATTAAGTGATTGGGATCCTAAGATCTATGAAAAAATGACGGATAAGATGAGCGACGAAGAGTTACCATTGCCAATATTCGTTAGCGGAGGTTATTGATAAATACTACTATGGATGCTACAAACAATATCGCGACTGATTTATTCTACAAAGTAAGAAGTAGATTTTCAGGTTTAAAACTAGGTGCCGAAACAGGTGAGATTACCATCAACCCTGAAGAAGCTAGATTCTTTGACTTTAATTACATGGAAGGCGAGAACGCAATAGGACACGTAACAGTTAGTCTTGCTGAGCCTAATTCTATGAAAGTTTATTTCAGCAACGGTATCACCGAAGGCATGGACGATGAACAGAAAGATAAATGGTACGGTTTCTTAAAAGAATTAAGAGCATTTGCTAAACGCAGACTGTTAAATTTTGATACACGCGATATCGCTAAAGATAGTTTAGACAAAAGAGATTACGCATTTTTAAGCCAATATGCTAATCCACAACCAACATCAAATAACGCAATACAAAAACCTGTCGGAGAAGGTGTAATGAACGAAAGTAATTTATATGGAACTAAAACACAGAGTTTCCAAAAACTAGAAGATACTAGATTAATCATCAAACACAGCAAAACGCTAGAAGATGATCAGCAACCGGGTGCTAGATCGAGAAACATTTCAGCATTGTTTGTTGAGAATCAAGAAGGTGAAAGATTTAAATATCCATTCATTCATCTAGCAGGCGCTCGTGCTATGCAACGTCATGTTGCTAACGGTGGCTTACCGTATGACGAGATTGGTGAAAGCATCATCCAGATGAGCGAAGAAATAGCACAATTAAAAAGTTTCACTAACTATGTGGTACGCAACGATTTAATGAACAGCGATACTAACTCATTAGTAGAGAGAGGCAAAGGACAGTTAGATGCTTTGCGTGAAAAAATTCAAAAGTTAAGCAAGCAAAGCCATTACGAAGAATATAAAGAATCATTTGAGGCAAAACCACAATATGATGTTCCAGAAGAAATAGCAGAACAATTCAAAGAACAATTTACAGTGAAAAATTTCAAAGAAGATATCGCTAGTGTTTTCCCAGTTCTATATAGATTGATGCAGGAAGAAAACACCATAGGCTATGACGACATAGTCGCTATGACAACAGAAGATGAAGAGGTCGCAGGCGAGGATGTAAAAACAGAAAAAGAAGACGTATTTTCAAAATTCGAAGAATGGGCTATGAACTTAGGAGAAGGCAGTGCTATTGCCAGCCAAGATCCTGAAGAACAGAAACTAGCAGTAAAAGAATTACAAGAATTAGTAGGGCAAGAATTTCCATTAGGAGTTGATGGCTCAAATGCTATCAATAGTTTAAAAGGCATTATAGAAGATCCTGAACTATACAAGGCTATCAAAGATCAATCAAAACAAGATACAGATAGCGATGGCAGAACTTTAGTAAAAACTTGGCTAGAAAACAATGCTCCAGAAGTAGTAGATCAATTAGATTTCGGAGATATGGAAACTTCAGTAGAATCATCTGAGGAAGAAACAGATGAGCCACAACGATTAAACACAAAAGAATTAGCAGAATTTATCATGAGCTTTTATGATAAAGAATCAAGTAGTTTTCCAAAAGGCCCAGAAGGTGTATGCACAATGGTAGGCAAAAAGTTTGGTGAACAGGCTGAATCAGTGGCACGTAAATTTGTAGAACGTATGGCACCACATCAAGAACAAGGCGCTGACGAATTAGAAGAATTAGCTCGTATCAAAGAGCTAGCGGTGAAGTAAGAAGCACTAAAGCGTAGAAAAGAAAGGTATCTTCGGATACCTTTTCTTTTGGCAAACAAAGTCTAAAAAAATATCAAATTACTATTGACAATGCTAAATAGATAACGCATAATATAACTTATGCGTAAGGCATATTACATTTTAACAATAAGGCTAAATTTAGGAGGCTTATAATGGCAACATTAGCAGAAATTCGTGCAAAACTTCAAGAAGCACAAAACAATACAAGCGGTACCCGTCAAACATCAGGTGGTGATAACGCAATCTATCCACACTGGAACATGCAAGAAAACAAAGAAGCGGTACTAAGATTCTTACCAGACGGTAATACAGACAACACTTTCTTCTGGGCAGAACGTGCGATGATTAAATTACCATTCGCAGGTATCAAGGGTGAAACAGATTCACGTCCAGTACAGGTACAAGTACCATGTGTAGAAATGTACAATGATGGTACAGCATGTCCAATCTTATCAGAAGTGCGTGGTTGGTTCAAAGACAAATCACTAGAAGACATGGGTCGTAAGTATTGGAAAAAACGTTCATACATTTTCCAAGGATTTGTAGTTGAGGATCCACTAGGTGAAGATACAACTCCAGACAATCCAATCCGTAGATTTATTATTGGACCACAGATTTTCCAAATTATTAAATCTGCATTGATGGATCCAGAGTTAGAAGAATTGCCTACAGATTACCTACGTGGCGTTGACTTTAGAATCGCTAAAACATCAAAAGGTGGATTTGCAGATTATTCAACATCAAAATGGTCACGTAGAGAACGTGCATTAGATGATGCAGAAAAAGCGGCGCTTGATGCACACGGATTATTCAATTTGTCAGATTTCCTTCCTAAAAAGCCAACTGATGTTGAACTTAAAGTGATGTATGAAATGTTCCAAGCATCTGTAGATGGTGAAGCATATGATCCAGAAAGATTTGGACAGTATTTCCGTCCAGCAGGAATGTCACAACAAACAGGTGATCCAAATACACAATCGTCTGCTCCTGCCGCGGCTCCGGCAACTACTGTAACAGAAACTCCTGCTCCTGTACAAGAAGCTCCAGCAGTTCAATCTACTCCTACACAAGAAGTATCAACAGAAGGCGGAGAAGATAAAAGCAGAGCACACGATATTTTAGCAATGATCAGAAACAGACAGAAGTAATTAAAAATAGTGCGGGTTCGCCCGCACATTTTATTAGGGAACTATTATGGCAAAAGCATTTGATGTAAGTAAATTTAGAAAAAGTATTACTAAAAGTATCACAGGACTAGGTATCGGATTCAACGATCCTACAGATTGGATATCAACAGGTAACTATGCTCTTAACTATCTAATTAGTGGAGATTTCAATAAAGGTATTCCGTTAGGTAAAGTAACTGTGTTCGCAGGAGAGTCTGGAGCAGGTAAATCATATATCTGTTCAGGAAATATCATCAAACACGCACAAGAACAGGGAGTGTTTGTAGTATTAATTGACAGCGAAAACGCATTAGACGAAGCATGGTTGAAAGCACTCAATGTAGATACTTCAGAAGATAAGTTGTTAAAACTTAATATGGCGATGATCGACGATGTAGCAAAAACTGTTGTTGAATTTATGAAAGAGTATAAAGAAATGGCGGATGAAGATCGTCCTAAAGTATTGTTCGTTATCGACTCTCTAGGTATGTTATTAACTCCTACAGATGTTAATCAGTTTGAAGCAGGTGACTTAAAAGGTGATATGGGCCGTAAGCCTAAAGCACTAACAGCGCTTGTTAGAAACTGCGTTAATATGTTCGGAACCGCTAACGTAGGACTGGTAGCAACTAATCATACATATGCATCGCAGGATATGTTTGATCCAGATGACAAAATTAGTGGTGGTCAAGGCTTTATCTATGCATCCTCTATCGTTGTAGCAATGAAGAAACTTAAACTTAAAGAAGATGAGGATGGTAACAAAGTTACAGATGTACGTGGTATCAGAGCCGCTTGTAAGGTTATGAAAACACGTTACGCAAAACCATTCGAATCAGTACAAGTTAAGATTCCATATGAAACAGGTATGAATCCTTACAGTGGTTTAGTTGATCTTTTCGAAGCAAAAGGACTACTGAAAAAAGACGGCAATAGGCTTAAATACATTGACCTTAACGGTGAAGTGCATTTAGAATATCGCAAAAATTGGGATGGTGAGAAATTACATATGGTGATGCAAGATATAGCCAAAAAACCAACCATGGTCGATGCCGAAGAGGTAAATGAAGATGTAGAAGAAGTTGTAGACGGACACGGTGACGTTCACACATCAACTATTGAAACTACTCAACAACCATCGGAGACAATCGAAGAATGAATGAAGATTTAATTGCAGATATCTGGATCATGATAGTTGAAAAACTTCCTGAGAAAGCAAAAGACGAAACAGCTATGGAATACGTTAATCTTTTGTTGGATCATGATATAAAAGAATCTGCTCTCGCAAATCTCGAAGGCATCGATCCACATCTTGACACAGCGATAGAATATGCGATTGATGGTGAAGAAATAGAGAGCGATGATGAATACTATGATGATGACGAGGATTAATTGAACTGGTACGATAAAATTTCTAAGGATGTCTCAAACATACCCGATGCGGTAGCATACTACGAAGCTGAGCTATTACAGGCCAAGATAGATGTCAAAGTATCAGGCAGTATTGAAAAAGCATCAGCACAGATGCCCGGCATAGTAGAAAATAGATTTAATCAGTTGCAGGAAATAGAAGCGATCCTCGAATATCTTAACATCGAACTGCGTAGATTACGTAGTCAAAATTTTCGCAAGTATCTCGAGAATTATCAGCGTTCGTTGAGTTCTCGAGACTGTGAAAAGTTTGTGGATGGTGAATCGGAAATAGTAGACTTTGAAAAAATAATCAACGAAGTTGCGTTGTTGAGAAACAAATGGCTAGGTGTTATCAAAGGACTAGACATTAAACAATGGCAATTATCTAATATCGTAAAACTAAGAACAGCAGGACTAGAAGACGCCTCTCTTTAGTTATTCATACTTTTATCTATGATATAATATGCGTAGATAAATATCACTATGAAAACTATTGTAGTAGTAACAGGAGGATTCGATCCTCTGCATTCTGGGCATATCGCATACTTCGAATCGGCTAAAAAACTTGGAGATATTCTATTAGTCGGAGTGAACAGTGATGCTTGGTTATCCCGTAAAAAAGGAAGATCTTTCATGCCCGTCTCGGAAAGAGTTAACATCATAAAACATCTAAAGATGGTAGATCATACAGTGTTGTTTGACGATTCTGACGGCAGTGCTAAGGAAGCGATACGTAATGCTAGACTACTATATCCAGATGATAAAATTATTTTTGCAAATGGTGGAGACAGAACTAAAGAGAATATTCCAGAAATGGATAGTGGTGTTGATAATATTGAATTCGTATTTGGAGTTGGAGGCGAAGACAAAAAGAACTCTAGTTCATGGATACTAGAAGATTATAAAGCACCCAAAACAATACGAAATTGGGGATATTATAGAGTTCTACACGAAGTCCATGGTCCATTAGAACCAACTATGGTTGTTAAAGAATTAACTGTAGATCCTGGTAAATCTTTAAGTATGCAGTATCATAATTACAGAAATGAATACTGGATAGTATCAGAAGGTATAGCTACTCTTAAAAGAAATGATTCTAACGATGTTGTTATCATGCACAAACATGAAAATACCACAATCAATAAAAAAGAATGGCACCAATTATCTAATGAAACTACAGAACCGTTGCGTGTAGTAGAAATACAGTATGGAGATATATGCATAGAAGAGGATATTATTAGATCATGACCGACTGGATATTTTTAAGTAAAGAGCATTCAGACGAATATGTTAATATGTTTGCAGAGGGATGTAGAACAAGAACAACCGACACTAATACATTTAAGTATGACAGTTCTAAAAATCCATTAGTAATACGTGGAATATTAAAGAAAAAATTCATGTTACAATGTTGGAAAGACAATAGAGATTTCTATTATATAGATACCGGCTACTTCGGAAATGAAGTAACAAAAAGTAATCCTAACGGTTGGAAATATTGGCACAGAATTGTAAAAAATGATTTACAGCATGGAAAAATTATTTCAAGACCATCTGATAGATTTAAACAATTCGGAAAATCAATTAATCCTTGGAAGAAACACGGTAGAAAGATTTTACTTGCCGTTCCTGATGAAAAACCTTGTAAGTTTTACGGAATAGATTTACACGACTGGATTCGTGACACGACTAATGAAATTAGAAAGCATACCGATCGACCGATTGAAATAAGAAAAAGAGACCCGTTACGAACTAATAGAATAATAAGCGATACTCTAGAACAAGCATTAAACAATGATGTTTTTGCACTGGTAACTTTTAATTCAGTAGCGGCTGTTGAGTCTATTTTTCACGGTATACCTTCTTTTACATTAGCGCCTGCAAATGCGGCTAGTCCTGTATCTTTACAGGATCTAAGTAAAATAGAAAATCCTTTTTATCCAGACCACGATCTGCGATATCAATGGGCTTGCCATTTAGCTTATGGACAATTTCATATTAGCGAATTAAAGTCAGGCAAAGCAAAAGAAATGTTAGAGGAATTAAAATGAAAGTATTTGTAGGATACGACCCAAGAGAAGATATTGCATATCAGGTTTGCAAACATAGTATCTTAAAAAGAAATAAAGACATTGTTGTAACTCCGTTAATTCAAAAAGAATTGAGAGAACAAGGATATTACGACAGACCGGTTGATAAACTAGCATCAACAGAATTTACTTTTACAAGATTTTTGGTTCCTGAATTATGTAATTTTAATGGATGGGCCGTTTTTATGGATTGCGATATGATATTACAAACGGATATTGCAGAATTATTTTCGCAAGCAGATAATAAGTATGCTGTGATGTGTGTACATCATGATTACACTCCTAAAAAAGGAATCAAAATGGATGGAAAAGCACAGACGGTATACCCACGAAAAAACTGGTCGAGCGTTATGTTGTTTAATTGCAGTCATCCAAGTAATCAAAATTTAAATGTAGAATTAATTAATAATCCAGATACAACAGGAAAATACCTACACAGATTTAGTTGGCTAAAAGATGAAGAAATTGGAGAACTATCCCCCGAATGGAATTGGTTGGTAGGTTGGTATAAAGAACCTGAAAACGGAAAACCTAAACTAATTCATTATAC